ATCCATTTTTCCGCTAGTTTATAGCTTTTAAATGTACCGTGTACAATTGGATCACTACTGCACCAAGTTTGAACAACTATGTATTTTTCTTTCATTATTTTCTAACCTCTCTTTGCATTGCTTCGAATGTTTCCATATTGCTTTTAATAACACTGTAAAAAACATTTATATCATCTGTTTCAAATAGTTGGCATTGCTCGCCACTTTCACCGCTTAAGTATATAATATGCGTATTATATTGCTCTTGATCACTGTTATCAAATTCACTGTTCGCAATCCAAAAACGTATATCATTTTCTTGGGTGTTTTGGCCGTCATTGCTATTTAACGCAAAGGACGGGCAAACATCATTCATGTAAGTTGCGTCAAACATGTTTAAGCTTTCAAAGACATCAAAAGTAATTTCTTTTTTATATTCTTTAGAATGCTTAAAACGTTCCTGCATTGCTTCGCGGTAAGTGATTTTACCGTCTTCATATTCTTTATACATTATTTAACCTCTCTTTTTTTAGTTATGGACTGGCGCGGATCGGATCAATTCGCGCCAGTTTCTAGCTTACGCCGTCATCAGCACAACAGTTTACTCTTCAATGCTTAACAGTAAAAAACCAATAAATAATAAAATGAAAAAACTTATATAAAAGTCAATCCACCCAAGGTTGTTAACTGTAAGCACGCGACTAAATAAGAAACTCATTAAACCGTTTCCGTGTGTGTTGGAAAAAGTGTAATTAAACGCATGTTGCTCTCACTATCTACACAAACAGTACTTGCAATAGGACCGGTTGCATTAATCTCAGGATCAATTGCAACATCTATTTTTAAATGTCCGGGAAACTGATTTAAAAGCGCTATTAATTCGCTTACTGTTTCTACATGTCCGCGCGCGTCAACTTCTTTTAATTTAAGTTTAAAGTTTAAGCGCTCTGTTTTGTAATAATCATTTACGGCATTATATCGTATTTTATTTTCCTTATATTTTTCTTGCTCTTTCTTTGTTTCAGCATATGGCGTTTTTTGGTATTTTTTGCCGGACTTTGTGAGACTGTATTTTTTATTACTGTCTTTTTTAATATGCCCTTTGTATATAAGCTTTTGAATATTTGTACAATAAAAGCCGTTTGACATGTCTGTAATTGGTCTAGTCGGATATTTATTTTTGAAGAAAAACAATTGCATGTCCTTATAACGCAATTTTGGATTAATTTCAATATATTCTAAGAATTTTGTTCCGGTGCTTTTTTTATACTTCATTATTTAACCTCTCTTTGTTTGTTTTGTATTAAAGTATTTTTGTATTGGTTGCGCTCTTGTTTAACATTGTACAATCTTGCATAAAGCGCAATGATCACAGTAATAAATAATATATTACTCATTATTTAACCTCTCTTTTGTTTAATCTACTGTTACATAATAAGTGAGCATTAATTAGACAATCCAACAAACTACAATAAATTACCTCATCGTTGTATTTCCAATATGGGTTTGGAATTTCTTCTGTTCTATCCCACCAGTGCCCCCAGTATATTTCACGAGTATCTTGATTGTATATATTATCGATATGTAAATCACCGTTTTTCTGATACCATACTACGATAAATATGTCAGCCTCAGAGCGCTTACAATGATTGATTGATATAGTATAGTCTTCACAGAACTCTTTCATTAAATTTTGAAAGCTAACCTTTCTAGATGATGTGCTTAACTCCGTAACACTAACTATGTGATTCTTATGAAATATAGTTTCGTTAAATGTTTTCATTTTCTAGCCTCTTTTATTTAGTATGTTATTGACTGTATTTTTTTGCGTTCCGTGTGCCGGAAAGTAAACTATGCTTTTACGTGTTTTGATCTCACAAAGTTGGCACGTTGCACAACTTACATTATTGTCTTCTTTTGTTGCCGGACATTGTACGAACTGCTTACCGCCTTTTTTAAAAGCGCCTTGCGTGTTACTATCCGCCACCGCTACCACCGGGCCAATATTTAACGCGCTTAATTCTAACGCCTGTTCAATGTCATTGCCGGATAAATTCACAGTAAAGCCGGCCTCGTTCATTGCTTTAATTATTGCGCCGTTGCCGTTTTTTGTTGCGTCATAATGCGTATAAGTAAAGCCTCTTTTATTCTTATTCGCCTGCGTTAGGTCCTTGCACGCGTCCGCGTCTAGATGCTCACCGTCACCGGGTAGGTCACCGGCTTGATTATGTCTCCATAATTGGTTCTTTGGTAGTGCTTTTATTTTACTTAGAAACTCATTGAATGAGTCACCGCGCAAGCCTTTGCTAACTTTGTTCCAATGCCAACTTACCGGCCCGGTCTTAGCATAGCATCCGGCGTTTATAAATGGGCATGTCTTCGGACATGTGGCGCTTTCTGTAGTGCTAACCGGTATAGGGCCAACCTTACTATTTGCGCTTACTCTTGTTAAGTGTGTGGTGTACTTTCTCATTGTCTTCTATCCTCTCACAGATTGGTTATAATTAACACTATTAAAATACGTTAATACAACGTAAATAACTACAACTTTGTGAACAATCTGTACAAAGTAATATTGTAATACATGTTTATAAAATAGACACACAACGGCCACCGCTTGCACTTAGTGCGTCTTAGTTCTATTTAGTTACAATAAGCGCGCCACCGTCGATGGTACACGGTTTATTAATCCGTTTTTTACATATTTTAACCCGGTACCACAAGGGCAGCCGATTTTTACTCTATGTGGGTACTCCCTGAAAATTTTTTTAGCTTTTTGTGAACACTACTTTAACGCTATATTAGCGCAACATGAATTGGGTTGAACTAACAGACGAAGATGCGGAACGCTTAGTTAGGACCATCACAAGAGCAAAAGATTACGCTGAGAAGATGGTTACATTTCAAAGCGGCTTTATTCCGCCTGATCGAAGATGGCTACAGACATCTGCACATGAGTTGTACGATGAACTGTCACCACGCGAGAGAGAAGTATTTAGTATGCGCATACAACAACACACATTCCCAATCATAGCAGACGCGCTTGGCATTAGCGAAAGCAGTGCAAAGACTTACTGGCTCAGAACAATGGCAAAGTGCGCAAAGCTCTTTGTGTCACCGAATAAGCTATAAGTATATGCCTAAAAAAGTAGATATTGATCCTGATAAAGTAAAAATGCTCGCTAGTTTTGGTTGTACATTCCTAGAAATTGGTAAGTACTTTGCTGTGAATGAGGCACTGATACGCAAGAAGTACAGAACTGAGTACGAGCAAGGCAAGGAAGAGATGAAGCTTTCTTTACGCCAGTTACAATGGAAGCATGCTGGACAAGGCAACACGGCGCTGCTCATATTCTTAGGCAAAAATTATTTAAATCAAACAGACAAGTCTCAAGTAGACCACACCAACAACCTGGAGTTAGTACTAAAAGAAGCAGGGTTTCAAGGTAACCCAATGGATGATCAAACAGATAGTCAACAAAAAGAAATTGTGGAAGCTGGTGGGGTACGAACCGACTCCGCAACAGCTTAACGTACACAACTCTCAAGCTAGATTTAGAATTAATTGCCAAGGACGGCGTAGTGGCAAGTCCTACTCAGCAGCATACGAGATACTTCCATATTTGCTAACGCCAAACACACGTGGCTGGATTGTATCACCAAGCTATAACCTATCCCAAAAGATTGCACGTATTATTAAAGAAGACATCATGGTCAATCTCAAATTGCCAATTGAGAACAAGAAAGAAGTGAACGGAGACTTGTACTACATCAAACTTGCTGGACTTAACTCGGAGCTGTCAGTCAAGTCGGCGGATTCTCCGGAAAGTTTGATTGGTGAGGGAATTGACTATCTTGTAATTGATGAAGCCGCGGCAATGCCAAACAAACTTATATGGGAGCAGTACTTGCGCCCAACATTATCAGACCGCCAAGGCTGGTGCTTAATGGTTTCCACGCCTCGTGGTATGAACTGGTGGAAAACTCTTTACGATAGAGGCTCAGATGACAATTATCCTGATTGGGCCAGTTGGCAACACCCCAGTAGTGAATCACCGTTCTTCAAAGATGATGTTGAAGACTTAAAAAAGGAGCTTACAAGTGAAACATTTTATCAAGAATATGAAGCGCAATTCACATCATTTAGTGGAAAGTGTTTCCCATACTCCGATGCCGTACATACAAAGAAAGGTCTTAAATACAATCCCAACTTGCCAGCATACGCTTCAATCGACTTCGGTTTCCGCAAGCCTGCCGTTGTATTCTGTAACATCGACTTTAACACAAAAGGATTACCAACTATCTATCAGTTTGACGAAATAGCAATGGTTGAGAATGTTAAAACAGAAGACCTTGCTGACATGGTCCGTAAAAAGCCATATAAGATTGTTGGTTATTTTGGCGATCCGGCCGGTGGCGGTAGAAATAGCCAATCAGGCATTTCGGATATACAATGTTTTTGGCGTAAAGGCATGCGTGTACGCTACCGCAAAGATGCAATGACGCGTAATGTGGTAAATGGCGTATCGCATATGCGTAGATGGTTTGAAGATGCAAATGGGGATAGTCACTTTCAAGTTTCGGACAAGTGCAAAGGTAGTATTGCCAGTTACGAAAATTATAGATATCCCGAGAATAGAGCAGAGCAATCTGTCAAAGAAGAACCACTCAAAGATGGTGTGTTTGATCACGTAAATGATGCCATGCGCTACTTGATATGTAATCTTTTTCCTATTAAGAGTAGAATGGCTGGTGTAATAGATTGGTAAAAAATATATGGTAACAATTCCTGATTTATCGCAGAGTGCGATAGCTGAATCTTTAAAAGATAGTTTAAGATATATTGAAGATGAGCGTGTGCGTGAACGTGACTACTTAATGGACTGGTACGAGGGTATCAACATTGAAAGTTACGTGCATGATTACTTTAGTCCTGAGACACTAAGGCAAGCGCCACTACTCAATTCAAACATAACTGGAAGAGTCTGCGCTGTACGTAGTATGACATATAAGCGCCCCCCAAGAATGCGCGCTTCGGATACATACCTTGCCTCCATAAACATCCATAGTCTAAATGCGCAGCGCAGACAACTTGAACGCTTAACATTTTTATTAGGATCAATGGCATTCCGCTCTAGGTGGTGTGAATTAGAACAAGATTTAAAATATGAGATACTATCTCACTATACGCCGTTATTTTTAGCTGGAGATAGCAGAGAAAAGCCAATTGGTGTCTGCTACCCAATAGAATACCAAGGCAATAGTCGTATGGACTCGCCAGTGCATGCCGTGTGGACTGAGTCTCGCCCAGGTTACCAAGGTGAGCATTATCTGCTAGATGAACACGGCGCAAAGATGAGCGTGAATGAGGGTGATATTAATCCGTATGGCGTTTTGCCAGTTACATTTTGCCATAGACATCCACCAATACGTGATTTTAACAGTGTAAAGAATGCAATGGACATTGCCCAAGCTGATTTAGCACTTAATGTTGCATTATTTGAACTGGAATTAAGTGTCCGGTATTCTGCGATGGGAATCAAATATGTCACCAATGTGGACGATGCATCACGTATTCAAATCGGTACAGATAAGATATTATACTTACCCGAGGGTGCAGATTTTGGTGTAACCAATCCTGGTGGCTCACTGACAGAGATTGTAGATGCTACAAGGTTTTTTGTTGAGTCAACGCTAAATAATAATCATATAAGAGCCAAATTTGCACGCGATGATTCAGGAAATGCGCCATCGGCAGCTTCTTTGTCAATCTTAGAAATGGAGGCCAGGGATATAACCACTGGCGAGAAAGAAGACACATGGCGGCCCTGGGAACAAAAGCGCTACAAAATAGATAGAGAAATACTTCGTGTAGAAGCAGGCATAGATGTTGGTGAAGATTATAGTGTAGACTTTCTCGAACCAAATTATGCTCTCACCCCTGACACGGAGATTGCATTATGGACATGGCGCTTTGAGCAAGGACTTGCAAGTAAGCAAGATTACTTTGATTATATGAATCCTGATGCTAGTCCGGAACAACGTGCAGAGTTTGAAGCACAACAAGAACAACCTGAAGAAGAAGACCAACCGGTCAATAGATTACTAAACAGATTGCAAGATGCCAATAGATGAAGCTTTAGAAGCATATTTAGCTAGTTTAGATCAAGCAGAAGACGAATTTCTCAATGATGTTGAGAAACTGCAAGATGAGGGTTTATCAACAGAAGAGATATTGCTTTTTATTGCTGCATTAGATATCTCGACATACTTCATTGAGGATTTACAGTTATCGCAAGGAATTGGTGCATATATGGCAGCCAGTGACGCTATTTTAGATAACTTGCCTTTCTTTGGTGCAACAACAGAAGCCAAACTTGTTGCTTTACGCAATATCCAACAAACAATGGTTTTAAATCTATCCAATAATATGGCCAGTAATATTCAAGTAACACTTGCGCAAGGTATAGCCAACAACCTATCAAGAAATAAAATAAAAGATTTAATGAAAGGCATTGTCAGTGGTACTAGACCTGATGCTGTGATCACAACAATGCTTGCAACATATGAGCAGTCTGTTATTGCAACAATGGCTGAAGACTTACCTGATAATACTGAGTGGGAATACATTGGCCCTCGCGATGAAAAAAATCGAGCAGTGTGTAGGCAGTACCTTAATGCAGGGCCATTAACTAAAAATGAGATTACTACAATTAAATCAGATGGATTCATTTTCAGGGGCGGATGGCGTTGCCGTCATCAATGGGGTGTCGTAGATGGCTAATCAAAAGATACCAGGCTTACTTCAAGGTTTACTCAAATTCTCATCAAGCGACTTAAAGAAGTTTGCAGAAAAAATACGCAATACTCACGTAGAGCAAACAAGAAAAGGTATTGATGCATTTGGGAAAG